TCAGTTCGCCCCAGTTCATCAGCGCCCCACCTTGCGCGGGTCAACGCGAAAATGCGCCAGCGCTGGGTCGTTCAGCATGGCCCGGGCGTGCTCGGGGTTCTGCATCCATTCGGCAAAGGTCACGCCCTTGTCGTTGCAATACTTCTCGACCAGCTCGGCCGGGAACTCGGCAAGCAACGGCATTTCCTTGCCGCCGGTAAGGCCCTCGTTCTGGCGCGCCTTGCAATAGTCGGCAATGCCTCGCAGGTGCTCCATGTCGGCATAGACCAGATCGCGCACGCCGTCGCCGTCGTGGATCATTTCGCGTCGCATATCGATTCCCCAAATAAAAGGGCCTGGAGTTACCCAGGCCCTTGAGGCGGTGGAGCTTTGCGGCTTACGCGCCGGTCAGCGTCAGGTCAGCGATGGCGCCGAGCGTGGATTCCTGCGGCACCACCAGGGTGACTTCCGTCAGCACCTGCCACTGCTCGCTGTCGCCCACCTTGGCCATCTTTTCCGACTGCCAGCCGCGCAGCTTGCCGACCTTGACCTTGTCGTAGTCGAGCACGTAGGCGGTGTTGACCAGACCGGCGCCAGCCACGGTCATCACGCGGTTCGGCACCACCTTGGTTTCGCCGAAGTCGTGGCCGTAGATCGAGAACGAGGTCTGCAGGCGCACGGCATTGCGATTGCCCGCGTTGACTTCATTCGTGCGCTGCACGTTGCCGGTGAAGGTCGAAACGCGCTGCTTGTGCTGCGGGCTGACCATCAGCACATCGGCATCGCCACCGTTGATGAAGACATTGCGGATGGTGGTCTGCAGGTCGGTTTCCGCAAAGGCACGCAGCGTGCCCACGGTCGGGGCCGTGTTGGCCACAGGGTCGGGCACCGCACCACCGGCGCCAAACAGGCGGTTGGTGGCGATGAAACCGTACAAACCGCGCATCTGGCCGGCCGTCGCACCGCTGGCGGTGATGGCGGTGGCGTTGCCGATGGAGGCGGCTTCCTGATCGCGCTTGAGCTCGACCATCTTCTTGGTCTTCAGGCGCGCGATTTCCGACTTGCGGCCGTACTTCTTGACCGCCTCAGCCGTGCCCGACACGGACACCGTGTCCTGGATGATCTGCGTGCGGTTGCCGTAGGTCGTGGGCTGCGTCTGGGCGGCGTAGGTCGCATCTGCGCCTTCAGCCGCCTTGTTGGCGGGGTTGGGGGCGCGATACGTGTCAGCCGTCCATTCGTGCAGCACCGCTTCCACGGGTACACGGCTGACCGAAGAGATCAGGGGCGCGTCGGTGGGGCGGAAGTTGTAGATCTTGTCTTCCACATCCTCGGCCAGGCGCACGATGGGAGTGGAGGTGAGCAGCGTATTTGCTGGCATGTCGTCGTCCTTCTGGCCTTACAGGCCGCTGGCACCCATGAAGCCCGCCAACGCGTCGAGGTCGTTGGGGTTGCGGGCCAGACGCTCACGCGCCCGCTGGGTGTTGGAATTGGGATTGCTTTGCCCAGATGCACCAGGCCGCACAGGCTTGGGCACCGGGGCCTTGGCTTGCTTGGCGCGAATGTCCTTCAACTGGCGGTATTTCGCCGCGTCGCGCGCGATCAGCAGTGCGCGGTGATCAGCCACGGTGCCGATTTCCTCTTGGGAAAAGCCCACAGAGCCGAGGTAATCGGCGATCTGCTTGGTTTCCTCGGCGCGCACCTTGGGGTTGCGCCATTCCGGCAGGACGGCTTCCAGGCGCTCAGTTTCCTGCCGAAGGTGCATCGCTTGGCGCTGCTGCTGCTCGGCGCTCATGCGCTGCTGCAGAGCTTGGCGCTCAGACATGGCCTTCTGGAAGTGCTGCGCGCGCTGGTTGTACTGCGCCTGCTGGCGCATGAACTCCTGCGGGTCGCTGTCGATCAGCGTCGGATTGGGCTGAGCGCCAAGCAACTCCTGGTGGAGCGTCTGCAAGTACACATCGAGCTGGTTGGCGGCGTTCTGCCGCTCCTGCTGCAACTGTGCCCCATACGCTTCCACCGCGCGTTGCTGCTCGGCGAGCTTGGCCGTCTTCTGACGGTAGTCGGCATCCTTCATGTACCCGGCGCGGAGCTCGGATCGCTTTACTTTGATCTTCTGGCCGCCCGATTCGAACTCGTCTTCAGGGTCGTCGTCCTGGCTGGGCAGGTCATCACCGTCGCCAGCCGACGCTTCATGTTCCTCGGGGTCGTCGCCCCCAGCACCTGGATCTCCGAAGTCCCCGCCGTCATCCCCCGGAAGGAAACTGGCGAGCTCTTCCATGCTGCCTTCGGCGGCACCTGGCGCGCCAGATCCGGAGCCGCCGGCATCGGAGCCATCATCGCCGGCGGGGGCCTGCAGGCGAGCCAACATCTTTCGAAGCAAGGGGTTCATTCTGTCTCCTGATTCAGGTCAATGGTTCCGCCGTCGTCGGTGCGCGCGCGGAAAGTCTCGCCGGTAACCACGGGCGCGCCAAACTCGTTTCGGCTGTACAGGTCGGGGTGTTCTTCGAAAGGCACCACGATCAGCGTCAGGGCGCCGCCTGCTTCAACGGCTGCATCGGCAGCCGCCTCGATCAATGGGAGCGCCTCACCCCAGTTCGCTGGGCCAGTTCGCGCGCTGCCGCGGCCGCCCGCTGGAGGATCGTTGCCTGGGCCACCTTGCCCGTCTCCACTGTTTGCCGCAGCGTCCCCTGCAGTTTGTCCAGGAGCTTGAGGGTCAACCACAGTTTTTCCCGACCCGTCACGTCGTGTGCTGGTGCTTTTTGCCATTGCTCGATTACCTCGTTCTTGATGGACTGGAACGCCTCCGCGAGCAGCGGGTTTTCCAGCAGGGTTCGCGCCTCTTTTGCGCGGGCTACTTGCTCTTCAGGGCCCATATGTCAGTACCCAGGTTGCGGTTGGTAGGTCGGCCGACTGGCCTCCAGCACCGCCTGCTCGCGCTGCAGTGCAATCTGCTGTTGCGCCTTGAACATCGCCACGCGCTCTTCGCTGGCGATCTTTTCGCGCTCGACAACCAGGCGGGTTTCGTTGTCCATCTTGGCCTTGGCCATGGTCGCCTGCGCCTTGATCTGCTCGGCCTGAATCAAGGCCTGGGCTTCTGCCTGCCCTGGCTGTGGTGGCGGCGGACCTTGCACCGGTTTTCCATCCGGCCCCATCTGCGGCGCAGTGAAGAACTGATCGGCGTCGCGATAGCCCATGGCCTCCGCCGTGCGCTTGGCGGTGTTGTAGAGCGTGGAGGGGTTCGCAAGGCCCATCGGCATGAGTTGCTGCTGCATCGCGCCCAGCGTGGCCAGGTTTGCCACCTGTTGCGCACGGCCGAACGTGCCCACACCGACCGATACGGTCATGTTGTACTTGTTCTTCCACTCTCGCGGGTCGATAGTCAACCAGCGGTTGTTGATCTTGACCTGCTGGGCGCGGTCCTGGTGCTGCGTGACGTTCTTCAGCATCAACCAGTACATGCGCTTGAAGCCCGTTTCGGCCAGTACGCGGGCGATCAACCGGATGCGCTGTGCGCCGGCCTGCATCAGCGCCTGCACGCCTTGGCTGCCCACATTGGACTTGGCGAAGGACTCAGCACCGACGGCCGAATTCATCTCGGTAACACCAGTGCGCGTGTCGCGGATCTCGTCCACCCGGTTGAGCAGATCAAGCGCAGGGGCGCCGAGGAACGGGGTCGCGATCTCGCGCACCGAGTTCAGCGACTTCACCTGCACCAACCCGCCAACACGAGGGGACAGCAGTTCGTCCATGTCCACGACGTTCTCGGTCACCACCTCGCGCATCGGGGCGTTCGCCAGATACACGTTGTCCAGCACCTGGCGCTGGAGCGCGGTCTTGATGCGCTGCAGGTCTTCCACCAGATCCCACATGCTCAGCCCCACGATCTTGTAGGGCATCAGGATGGGCGCCATCAACCAGAACGGATGATCGTCGGTCACCTCGTTGGTGAACACGGTCTTCTCGGCCTTCACGACACGGCGATATTCCGTCTTGCCGTCGCCATCGAAGTCCACCTTCAAGTAGCTTTCGGACAGCCACACCAGACGCTGCGAATCGTCTGCGGGCTCCTGCCCGTCCGGGTCGGTCTCGTCGTAGGAGTGGCGCGCGTCCACGTCTTCGTTACCGGTCTCTCGGCCGCCATCAGCAGCGAGCGCTGCGACCTTGGCCTCGTCGTAGTCCTGCTCCCGCAGGTAGCTCATGGTCACCTGGCGGCGGTGCTCGATGAAGCTGCACTCGCTCAGGCTGCGGGTATCGCGGGCCACCCGCATCTCTTCCGGCGGTACACCTTCGTTGCGAAACTGCAGGACCTTTTCCGTCCGCTTTACCTTCACAAGGAAGGTGGGCAGCACTTGCACGCCCTGCGGACCGGGCGCCTGCAGCGGCTCGGCTTCGACCATCTCTACGATCTCGACCTCCGGGTCTTGGTCAAGTGCGTGCACCTCGGCCTCGGTCAGCGGGCCGTATCGCTCTTCCCGGTAGTCCTGGCTCTCGTCCACGTAGCACTTGCCGTAGCCCGTGCGGGTGATCAGCGCGCTCTTGATGGCGTCGTGGATCGTAATGAAGCCGTCTTCGTTCTTACGGTGGATCAGGTAGCCGATGTAGTTGGTGGCGTCTTGGCAGGCCTGCTCATCCTCCTGTCCATCGGGCTCGAAGCGGATGATGTCGTCAGCGCTAGCGAACACGTCCATCAACGCGGGCATGGCCCATTCCACCGTGTCCATCAGATCCTTGGAGACCACCCGCGAGCGGCCCTCTGTGTCTGGCGGCGCCAGCTCGCCCCGCGCCTCGCCCAGGTAGAACTCCATGGCTTCCGCGCGCTGGGTCTCCGACAGGTCATCCGCCCCGATGGCCTGACGGCTCAGCCGGTCAATGACCGTGCAAAGTTGGTTTTCGTCCATTGGCATTACGCGAGACCCGTTCGTTTGGGATAGATCAGTTTCTTGGCGGGGCCGGGCTTCACGATGGCAAAGCGGCGCATCATGTGGGCGTAGCGGGTGGCGGCCATCAGGTCGTCGTCCAGCTTCACGATCAGCCCATCCTTGCGGTGGTACATGCGGAACTCTTCGAACCAGTCCGCGAGATTGGCGAAAACCTTGAAGCGGCCAGTGTTCATGCGGTCCAACAGGTCCTGCACACCGGCTTCGACACTGTTCCCACCAGAGCCTTCTTCTTTGCCTTCAGCCGGCGGATGCGTCGCCTTGTCCTTCAGCATGTTCAAGCCCTGCGCCTTGTACTGATCGCGCAGCGCCTGGCCAGAGCCCTTGTCTTTCTGTAGTCCGTCATGCGGCCATGCCCACGGCAGCCAGTCGCCCCACGGCTTGATGCTGGCGCTGAACAACACGGGCGTCTGCTCGCGCGCGCGGTGGGCTGCGACCACGTACTCGATGTCTGTATCGCGGTCCCAAACCAACTGCACCGCTGCGCTTGGGTGATCCCAGCCGAAATCCAAGCCGCCGATGCGCACCCAGTGATCCGGGATGGGAAACGGATGCACCGCAACGGCGTCGTCTTCCAGCGGGAAGATGCGCCCACTGCCCATCGACGGTTGACCCAGCGTGCGAGCTTTGCGCTCGTGCGCGGGGTAACTGGCGATGATGGTTTTGCGCTGCTCGGGCGTGTAGTGCTCGGCATCCTCAATCGTCATCGTCGTGACGCTTGTCCCCTCGGGCTTTTCCTGAAGGAACCGCTTCACCACGTTGCTCATGCCCTTCAGCGGCGTGAAGGTCATGGCCAGCGCCCCACCCGTGGCGTTCGTGCGAGTCAACGCCTCCATGTAGATGTCTTCGTCCGGCTCCTCATCCAGCCAGACCCAGTCGAGCGTTTCGGCCTGGAACTTCTCGCGGCCCTGGTCGTAGGACTTGAAGCCCAGCAGGCTCTCGCCGGCTTGCACGTCGCCGCCGCCGCCCCAGCGCACCGCAATGGTGTCGATGGCGTCGGCAACGCCGCGCTTCATGGCCTTGTCAGCGATGGCGTCCAGCGGTATGCCGCCCGTGCCCAGCGCGTTGATACGCCCGCACAGCACGCGCTGCACGCTGTCGCGGGTCACCTCGGTGGTCACACCGGCCGCCCAGGCAGCGATCTGCCGATCGAACACGCGGCCCTTCCACCAGTCCGGGTAGCGACCGGTCAAATGCATGGCCGTCTCGAAGCCAGCGCTCCATGTCTTACCCAGCTGATTGCCAGCCATCAGCAGCCGCTCGCGGTACAGGGCGCCGGCCGCGTGGAAGTCCGCTTGCTTGGCGTAAGCGCGATAGTCCCGCAGCCGGTTGATGCTCTTACGCCGGGCCTGTTCCTCCAGCAGCGCCAGCATCTCCAACCGCTGCGCCCTCGGCAGTGAGCTTGGCGATGCGTGCATTGATCTGTTCGTCCGTCAAGTCGGTGATGGTGGTGCGCTGGTCCACCTCAATGCGTTCGCCAAACTCGCGCGGGCTGAATTTGGAGGCTTTCCAGCGGTAGTGCGATGCGAGCTCGCGGGCCTTCGCGAGCTGAAAAGCATTGCGGGCGCCCTTCAGTACCTGTTCGGCCTGGTCGTCGAAGGTTCGCGCCGCCGCGATGCGCGCTTCGCGCACGCGCGCGGATCGTTCCACGTCCGCCGCAATCCAGCGGCTCAGCGTGGCCACTCCCACCTTCAGCTTCTTGGCGATAGCAGTTTGGGACACGCCCGCGCAGATCTCGTCGCACACCCAGCCCACACCCTTGGCGTCCAGCAGCGCGGCCGGGTCAACAAGCGGTTTCGGGGATAGCTTCTTCGCGGCCATGATCCTGTGTCGGTGAGGGCCATCTACAGCGCCGGCAGCATGGGAGGTTGCAAGCTGGTTGTCCCGGCGCCGTAGATGGTGACGCCCGTTTGCCCACGGTGCGCTGGGGCCCGTTTGCCCACGGTGCGCTGGGGCCTGCTTGGCCTTCACGCCGACCCCGTGCAGGCGACGTGTCAGTGGGTTGCAGGGTTTGCGGAAACGAAAAAGCCCGCAGGGCAGAACCTTGCGGGCTTTTGTTTTTCTCATGCCTCCGGCTGCCAAGTGGCAACCGGAGCGCGCTACACGGTGTAACGGAGAAGTGGGGAGACTGTATCCTGGGCCGGCTCGTACCGCAACCGGTATACCCTCCAAAATTGACGCAAGCCCTCAATGCGTGATGCCTCCCACGTGCCGGCCCGAATCCGGTAGCGCCGGCGCGCGGCCATCGGGTGTTCGCGCTGGGGGATGTAGATGGCCAGGAGGACGCGACGGTACTGCATCGGCACCGCCTGCAGCGCGTGCTGCACCTGCAGCGCTTGCCAGTTCGGCATGAGGTGCTGCACAGGCTCGTCGTCCTGGCCGCGCATCGGGGGCGGCTGGTACAGCCCTTCTGCGCTGGCGCACCTGCGCTTTTGGTAGCGGTCCTGCGCCCACCGGCCATAGCGGTCCAGCAGGTCGTGGGCCGGCACCAGGTAAGCCGGGATGGCGATCGATGAGCTGCGCTCCCTCACCTGCTGGGCTGGCGGTGTGCGCGCCACCTCGACGAAGCCTTCGAGAACGTCGCATGTCATTTTTCTCTCCAATCTGTTGTTTCGTGCGGATTCCGGTAACTGTCCTTGTTGTCCTTGTCTGCAGGCCGTTTTTCCTATTTCTCTTATAGAGACTGAAATCTCGCGTATAGACAAAAAATAGGAAAAATGGGCTGCAGACAAGGGCAACAAGGACACTTTTAGTCGTCGTTGGCTAGTCGAATGCCGCGAACGCGCCAAAAATCGCGCCTTCGTCCTTCTGCGTTCTTCCCTTTTGTGCAAAAAACTTCGTAGTTAGGGACGATGCGCGAGAGTTCTGTTTGCATGCGATTTTTTGCAAGCGGGTGAAAGCCGCTTTCTTTGCACCATCCGACGTATGCCGGGTACAGGCCGAACATGCCCGCCGTCAGTGGTTCACTGAAATCCAACCCCAATTCGCACATCTCGGTGACGAACTGCAGCACCCGATCCTGCTCGGCCTGGTAGTCCTTGGACGCCGCCAGGACTGCGTCCGGGGGCTGCAAACCGTCTGCCGCCCACGCCATCGCGCCCTGCACCACCCAGGCCAGGATGCCCTGCTTCTCGGTCGCTAGGCGGTCCGCGATGCGGGTGTCCTTGATGAAGTGCGCCCGGCCTGCCAGAACGTCCTCCCGGGCGCCAAAACGCGCCTGGTAGGGCACCAGCAGCACCCGCCGCCAGATCCCAGCGTCCTGGCCCTTGATGATGGGCTTGTGGTTGGTCAGCAGCTGCAGCTTGTGGGTGGGGGAGAACTCGAAGAAGTCGGCCCGCATGTGCCGGGCCTTGAGCCGGTCGCCGCCCGTGGCCTGCTTCACGAAGTCCTCACGCAGCACACCGCCCTCGCCGGTCTCGTGCGCCGTCACCATGCGGCGCCCGAACAGGTCCGCGATTTCGGTGGGGTGCCGGTCCTTGCCCCCCGTCACCAGCAAGCCGGGAGCCGCCGTGCCTGCGTAGTCGCCCAACACGTCTGCAATGGTGTCGAGGATGGTGCTCTTGCCGTTGGACCCCGAGCCGAAGTGCACGACGAACTGCTGCTCGCGCGTGACGCCCGTGGCGCAGTAGCCGAACCAGCGCTGCAGGAACGACGCGAGGGGCCGGGTGGCCGCGCCCTCCTCCAGCGTGACCCGGGCCAGCACGTCAACCCACCCAGGCGCCTGAGCGCTGGGGTCGTAGTCCAAAGGAACGAGCTTGGTGATGTAGTTGTTGGGGTCGTGAGCCTTGAGTTCGCCCGTGCGCAGGTCCACCGTACCGTTCTGGCAGTTCAACAACCAGGGATCGCGGTCCAGCATCGCGTCCGAGATGGACAGCATCTTGCGCGCCAGCTGCACCGCGGCCTCAATGGTCGCCTTCATCTCGCTGCGCTTGGCCCACTCCTTGAGGCCCTTCACCACAGCCTCGATGGCCTTTTCCGCCTCGGCAGAGGTGGCGGGCTTCTTGGCCCACGCGTCGGCCTCGTCGTGGATCATCTTGGACAGCTTGCAGGCGTAGCGGTACACGTCCGCCTCGTCGGCCACCCAGCGCCGACCGTCCCAGGTGTGCCAGCGCCCGGCGGCCACGATGAGCCGCTTGCCGAAGCGCTGAACGATCCGCCCCGCGTTGGCCTGGTCGGTGATCAGGTGCTGCGCCTGCGGGATGCCTTTGTGCGCGGGGAGCGGCTGCACCGTACCGGCGGCAACCGGCGCCACGTCGTCAAACTCGGCGGCCACTTCGTCGATGCCGATCTTGAGCAGGAATTCGCCGCGGGGCCTGCTTGCACAGTGCGAGTGCAGGCACTTGAAGTTGCTGCGCGCGTGACCGCCCGTGTGCGGTGGGTAGTAGATGGTTGAGGTTTCGGCCGACTCGCCGCTGTGCTCCTCTGTGAACGGGCATTCGATGTTCAGCCCGCCATCGCGGCGCTGGGATTTCACCAGCCCCAGATCCGCCAAGCGCTGGGCCACAGGGTCAGCGTCCTGTGCATCGCGCAGGCGCTGACCGCGTCCCCCAGCGCGAGCAGCGGGCGCGTCGCTCGGGTCGATTTCCAGCGCTACGGCGTCACCCAGGATGCCCGGGGCGAAGCCGCTGCGCACGGGGACCGGGTCGGCCACGCCGGACTCGAACACCGGCGCGGCCGTGTAGTGCACCTGCACCGGGTTCAGCACGGCCTTGTCGATGGGCAAGGCGGCTGCCCACGCCTTGAGCTGCGCACTGGTATAGGCCGTGGCGAGGTAGAACCAGACGTGGGCTTTGAGCTTGCCCGCCGCTTCCGGCCGGCCCGCGCTGTTCGACAGCTGCCAGTGGTAGGCCGTGCCGTGGAAGCACTCGGGCAGGCAGCAGGCGATGAACTCGTCGATGGCGCCCACCGGGTCCAGCAGGGGGTCGGAGCCCAAGGGCTCGTAGCCGTCAATGTCCGCCAGCAGTGTGTGCAGTGCCTGGTCGTCGAAGTAGTCGAGCGCCCGGCGCACCAGCCCTTTGCGAAACTCCTGGGGGTCGCGCTGGCGCGCCAGCTCGTCGCCCACGTAGGTGCCACGGATGACGCACGCGTGGGCGTCGTCCTCCAAGCCCTGCAGCAGCGCCGACAGCGCGCCGATGTCGGCGACATCGACAGTCTCCAGCTTGAAGTATTTGGCGTCGTCGTACGGTTTGACGCTGCCGTCGGCGCACCACGTCTTCGCCATGCGGTTGCGGCTGTGCCGCAGAATTGAAATCTGGTCAGCCACCGGGCCCCCCGCTCTCTCCGAACTCGAAGCGCGCGCCCTTCGCCTCGTAAAGCGCATCCAGCGCCGGGCCTGAAAGCTCCAGGCCTACGCCGCGCCGCAACTGGGCGGGCCTGTGGTCGTGATCGCTGTCGTCGCCAGCCACATCGGTGCCAAGCACTTCCATGCAGCAGCGCCCCAGAGCGCGCGATGAGTTCCAGTCCACCCAGCCGGGGGCGTGATGCCAGTTCCACTCGCCGCCCTGGGCGGTGTAGCTCCAGTGCACCTCGCCCGCTACGTCAGGGAGCCCCGCCGTGATGAACACGGGGCGTCGCGTTCCGAGTAGCAACTCGCTCGCCTTCTGCCGCTCCTGCTCCGTCGGCGCGCCTGGCTTTACCTCCACCCATAGTTCCAAGCCTGGAAGCCAGAAGTCAGGCAGGTAGCCCCCGGCGGGCGTCACGACGCCCTCGGGCTCGTAGGTCCAGGCCAGACGCATCGCATCGAAGAAGACAGCCCAGCGGGCTTCGAGGCGGCTGCGGAAGCGGCAGCCTTGATATTGGGTTTCGATGGCTTTCATGGTGTTCTCCAGGGTGAAAGCCTCATTGTTGGGCCACGCGCCGCAGCGGCGGTGCGCCGTCGGCCTGGCCCTGCTGCAGAGCGGCCAGCGCCTTGAGCGCGGTGTTCAGCGTGGCAGTGGCCTGGTCGATGGTTTCAGCGATGCGCGCGGCCTGGTCTTCGGCCGCCTTGCGGTCGGGCCGCGCGTGCAAGGTCTCGTCGCAGGCGTACATGAGCGGGTCGAACCGGCCACAGAACCGCATGGCGGCGATGATCTGGCCGAAGGTCAGGCGCTCGTCCTTCTCGGGGTTCAGGCATGCGCGCAACCGGGCGTGTGCGCTGTCCAGCTTGCGGTCGGGGAACAGGAATGCGGCCAGTTCCTTGGGGGTCTTCTCGCTGTTGGCGATCATCTGCGCCAGCGCGTCATACTCGTCGTCGTAGAGGTTCTTCACGGATTCTCCTGTTGATTTCATTGGGCTTTTTCAATTTGCCCCTCAGACACCCTCAGATTGAGTGGTGCCGAGGGGTGACCCGCCGGCGGCCCGCGCCGAAGATTCGGGCCATGGAAAACGAAAGCCCCACCCCACAAGCGCCCGGCATCGAAGTCGAGCACGCCAGCCGCCGCGCAAGCCTCGTCACGACCCCAACGGGCGCCGGCAAACAGTTGGCGATACGCGAGGTCGAAACGGCCATCGTCATGGTGTGGGTGGCTGGCGAGTTGCACATCCGCTGCGCGGCGTGGGGTGGGCTGTGAGGGGGTCAGGCGGCTGCGGGCGCCGCTTGGGAGCGGAGAACGCTCCAGGGAACATCAGGGCGCAGGTCTTCGCAGCGGACCTTGCCGCCAGTAGCCCGCTCGATGGCGGGGCAGTGCTCTGCGGGAACGCGGCCGCGCGCCTTCCACATACTGGGTGCGCTGGCAGCGACTGGGATCTGCGCCGCCAACAAGGCTACGCCGCCCGAGGCAGCGACAGCTGCGTCCAAGGCGCGCATTTCAGGGGTAGTCATAGGAAATCCTCAAGTGTCACATTCGTGATTTTCCTGGAAACACCAACGTGATGCAAGGCTCCCTTCTAATCACAAGCGTGAATACCATCGCTGAACGACTTAAATGGGCCCGCGCGCAGAGAGGGATGACGCAAGCCCAACTAGCGGCCGCGGCGCGTGTATCTACGAGCGCCATCGGCAACGTGGAGTCCGGCATCCGCGAAAGACCTCGGGACCTGCTGGACATCGCCCGCGCGTTGCGGGCTTCGCCGACTTGGCTAGAGTCTGGGCGCGGCACGTGGGACGACGCGCCAGATAGCAATGTGAGCTCAGCCCCGGCGGCAATGCAACCAAGGCGCTACCCGGTGATTTCGTCCGTCCAGGCCGGCGAATGGTCGGAGATCGTTGACAACTTTCAGCCCGGCGATGCCGAGGATTGGCAGGACAGCCCGGTGGACTTAGGGCCAAATGGGTTCATACTGAAGCTGGAGGGCAACTCCATGACGAACCCGGCAGGGGGCAAAGACAACTTCCCTGAAGGCATGTATGTCCACGTGCACCCAGGTATCGAAGCTCAGCCCGGCGACTACGTGATTGCCAAGCGCGAGCACGAAAACAAAGCTACTTTCAAAAAGCTGGTACGGGTGGATGGGGAGCAGTATCTACACGCCATTAACCCAGCGTGGCCCAAGCCATACATCAAATTGGAGCCAGGCGACAAAATAATCGGAAAACTCAAGTTCGCCGGATGGAGTTTTTAGCCTGATGGTTATTTAGGCGACGCGTAGCGCCCTGACTGCGCGATAAGGATTACACCAATGAAAGCAACAGCTCTGATATCAATACTATTCGTTTGTGGGGCGGCCCAAGCGGCAGGAGAATACGATGGGATATACGCCGACTTAACCAACCCAAACGCCTATTTTTCCGTTCACACTAACGGCAACAGAATAATAACGAGCAGCTACTCAAGCATACCCGCTTCCAACATTCAGTTTCAAAGCTTGATAGGAAATGTGGCGCCAACCCAGTTAAATATCTGGGATCTGCTCGGCGGCACCATAAACGGAAATATTGCCCAAATATCAGGCCGATCAATTTTCGAAGCTTGCGAACTTAATTTAACAATTAAATTCGAAGGAAGCGAAGCAACAGGATTTATAACCTCATCCACGCAAACACTCGTTGGCAAGTCTTCCAATGTGAATTGCGCGGCATTAACATCCGCTTATCCGAATGGGATGCGCTTTTCTAAAATATTCTGAATAAATCAACAAACCACATCGCAGCCGCAAACTTTTACCATAGCAATTTTATTTCACGATTATTAATATTTATCGTGATCGCAATCGGGGTTACGTCGGTTGGGGCAAAAATTCCCCGCGACCGCGCCCAGGTGAGAGCCTTCCGCGCGGAGCACCCCTGCCCCGCCACCGGCCGCACGCGCGGCGCCTGCCCGGGTTACCACGTTGACCACATCGTGCCTCTTTGCGCGGGCGGCGCTGACCGGCCCAGCAACATGCAGTGGATCACGCGCGAGGATCACCGCTGGAAGACGTTCGTGGACGTGAGGGAGTGCAGGAAGGCGCGATCATCGCGGTAAGAGCTTCGCCGAAGCCGCCCACCGAGGCGGCTTTTCTTTGCGTGTTCGTAAAGTTTCTCACGAACGTGTTGACACGATAAATCACGTTCGTGATAATTCACTCCAAGCCCCGCACCCCGCAGGGCACCACCGGAGTGAACAGTGCAACCTTCCACCGCCCCCGCAGCCGACGAGCCCAAAGCGGCCAAGTCGCGCAAGTCCGCCCCCACCCAGAAGTACGAGTTCGTTGAAGGCGACACCAAGATCGTCGCCCCGGGCATCGTCGCCAAGCGCATTCGCGCGCTCGTCACCATCCCCGCCCTGCTCTGGGCTCCTGCAGTGCAGCCCGGCGATCTGGGCGGCTACATCGTTGAGCAAAAGAACCTGCACGCCCAGGTGTCCGGCAACGCCTGGGTGTACGGCGACGCCCTGGTGTACGGCAACGCCCAGGTGTACGGCAACGCCTGGGTGTACGGCGACGCCCAGGTGTCCGGCAACGCCTGGGTGTACGGCGGCGCCCGGGTGTCCGGCAACGCCTGGGTGTACGGCGACGCCCAGGTGTCCGGCAACGCCTGGGTG